CCCACCATTGATCTTCAGCAGACCCACCACCACTAGCGTTTACTCTTGATACGTGGAATTCATCGGTTGCTTGAACTTGGTAGTCATGATAAGACGCTTGTCCTACATAATGTGATATACCTAGATTACCTGAGGAAACTTGTACTGGAGTTCCTGATCCATTCATTAAATGACAAGTAAGCATAGTATCAGATTGATGACGTATCCTTTCCCATGTCACTAAATAATCATATCCAACTGTCATATTTTGTTGAAGTACTAAAATAGAAACTGCTGTAGTTGGAATAACTTTTTCTACATATTCCCAAGCACCACTACCACCGCCGCCAGCGGACGCCCAAGATGGTACTCCACTAGCAAGTGTTAATACTTCTCCATCAGTTCCCTTTGCTAATCGTTCAATTGAATCTGTAGCATCAGAATAAATAATATCACCTGCTACTAATGAAAGATCAATTTTAGCTCCTGTTATTGAATCATCAGCAGGAGTTGATCCTGCTACCCATGATGGGACTCCACTTGCAAGTGTTAATAATTCTCCATCAGTTCCCTTCGGTAGTCTTTCTAATGTATCAGGAGCACTAGCATACATAATATCACCTCCTACTAATGAAAGATCAATTTTAGCTCCTGTTATTGAATCATCAGCAGGAGTACCAGCTGTAATTCCTGTTAATTGACTACCGTCACCACTTAGAGGTTGTGCCAATGATATATTACCAGTACCACTAGGTGTTTCTATTCGATCTACTTTTAAAACTGAAGCCATTTTTTATTTCCTTTTAAATAATAGTCCAAGTGCTACCGGCAGTAACTGTTACATAATATGTTGGATCTATTGTAATAGGTCCAACCGTCATTCCATTTGTATCTGCATCAAATATTATATTTTCTGAAATATTTTTTGCGTTCGTTCTGATGATACTATTTGTTCCATGAGAAGGTCCGGCAAGCGATAATGAGGAGTTAATATGATTGGCAGAAATAGCACCATCATCAATCTTAGGTCCTGTTACAGCATCATCTGCTATTTGTAAAGTTTCAACAGCATTGGCTGTTATTTTTTGTGTCGTTACAGAAAGATCATCAGGTGCACCTGTATTAATACTAACAGCTTTAAACCCTAAATGTAAAACTCTAAGTTCATCATTAGCAATTAAATTATTATCAAGTGTAAGTGTTTTGTTTCCTTCCCCCGATAAGATATGAGCAGGACCATGTTGTATAACTCCATTGATTGAAATAATAATATCTGATTCGCTTGTAACATTTTTACTTAGAGTAAATACATTCTGTGGAGTCGTAACAGGAAAAATATCTTCAAAAGTTTCTGGTGAAGCAAACGGTGTTGGTGCTGTTCCTAAATAAGGCATATATTATTTCCTTTATAAATTAAACATCTTCCAAAACAGCAGCAACAACATCACATGTCCCTGTTGCCATTACTTGTACTTTATCTCCTGCTTCTAATATAACTTTCTGTCCTGAAACTACCTGCAAAGTACCACCAGTCGGTAAAGGAGCTTTCTTAACTAAATGAGTTGATGTATCAGAATTTGAGGAATCAGTTACAGTAACTGTAACCGAAACAATAGCAGTTGTTACATTCGCAACATCCAATTCCAAAAGGAGAGTAGTCTTTCCTACAGGAGCTTCATAAATATCCCTGATGGTTGTTATACCTTGTTCGTGAGCATTTTTAAAATCGTTAGCCATTACGTTATCCTTATATTATGTTACGAATATTTATAATTAATATCCAAGTGCAACTGCCATCGCTACTGTAAACGCTTGATTAGGAACACCAGCAGCAACAATTGATCCACTTGCCCATTTTGAATTAGCACTATCATACATTAACAAGTCCTGTTCTTGTGGATTTGATATTACAGTATCAGCTAATGTATCAATTGTAAGATTAACGCCGTGGGCGTTTTGAATCCCTGTAGTGACATATTCTGTCGTTGCCACCGTTGTATTATTAACAGCAGCGGCTTGTGTGATAGCAGTTGTAGCAGTATTAATTGTACCAATTAAATCACCGCTAAATGTAGTACCAATATAATTACCGGTAATAGTCATATCACCAGTAGCACCATCAACTGACCAATTACTACCCGTAACATTACCATTAATTGTTAAATCAGTACCAGTAATATCAGTACCAGTAATATCACCAGTACAGGTAATATTACCATCAATATTAATATTCCCTGTTCCGAGAATATCAAAACTACCCGTAAAACCTGTTTCAGTATTATTTAAATATAAATCACCACCAAGTGCGGGCGTTAGATCCTCATGCACATTTCTAACAGCATCAAAAACATCCAGACCAAGCTGATTTGTTTTTACTCGCCATTGCTCAAAAGTATCTGTGGTGTTAACAACAATTGCTGCCATTTAATTTTCCTCTTTAATAATCAGGATGTCTAGACCATTGTTCTGGCGGCCGTATGCCACTATCCTCGTTTGTTTCTGACCAATTTTCAATCTCTTCATTCCAATGATATATTTTACCATCATCAGGTCGTGCCATCGGTGGCATCCAATCATGTATACTCTCATCCAATAACCAAGACGCAAATGGTTTCGGTGGAAGGAAAGCATCTCTTTCTGCATCATATGTATAACCAACTCCTGCATAATTTTGTCTTAAAGGTGTTCCACCAAGCACATGTTCACCATGATACGTATTGTATGAAGTTTGAATCCAATCAGCAGGATCACCTAAACGACCCGTATTAATAAAATCTTGTTCAACAACAAGTACTTGTACAACGACATTATTCTCATCTATTTTAGCAAAGTGTGCCATATGTTATTTACTGTAAAAGTGTGTTATGCAATACCTACCTAATCCTTTGTTTTTATATTCTTCTTCCATTTGTATTTCCGTTACCTCATGTAAATAATAACTTGGAAACATTAACATTCTATTATGTATACATTCAACTGTTTCATTTGATTCAGAGAATATTAAATTTCCACCTTTGAATCTTTTTGGTTCTTTATAAAACCACACAAACACAGTATGCATAAATGAATCAAAATGTTCACCATAATTATGTGAATCATCATAATAATTAATTAAGGTACAATCACTACCAGTTATTTCAAATTGTTTACCTGCCGGTGTAGTCTTTTTATAATTCTCTATAACTTCTTTTGATATTATTTTTCTATATGCTGTTAATATATTTGAATGTTGTCTATCATCAGGAAATGGATATAGTTCTTCCAAATAAATTCTTTTTAAATTTGCTAATGGCTTATCATCTTTTGTAGCAACACCTTGTCCATTTGTCTTAGTATCTACTTTAAATAAGTGCTGATACGATTCGAGCTCTTTCCAAATTAAATCTTGTTCAGTTGATGTATAAAAATTATCAACTAATAAAAAAGGAAATGCTTTATTTTTTGTACATGATATAAATTTCATTTATTTAATTTATTATCCTGGCTGTGACATATTATATCTTATAACAACAATCCCAGAACCACCAGCTCCCGTTCCACCGACTCCTCCTCCGCCAGTATTAAGTTCTCCATGAAAACTTGTACTACTACCTCCGCCGCCTTGACCGCCCGCGCCTCGAGTTTGGATTCCATAATGACCTGTACTTCCTCCTCCACCTCCTCCATACCAAATACCAGTACCAGTTCTATAAGCGTTTTGTAAACCATCGCCGCCTGCCCCCGAAGAAGTCCGGCCACTAGGTCCACCCGGTTGACCAGCGCCGCCACCCGCGCCACCGCCACCTTGACTACCACTATCTCTATCAGAACTTGAGCCACCCGGATTTCCTTGACCCGGTGTCCCTGCTGATCCACCGATTCCGCCGTGATTTCCAGTATTTGCTCCCCCGCCTGAACCACCAACTTGTGCTGACGTGCCTCCGCCAATTGAAGCAGTTGATGTAATTATATTTGAAGGAATGACAGAGCTCTGACCATTTACTCCTGTCGCAGAGCCAGCTGTCACTAGAACAGTTCCCGAACCTTCTGCAATAGCTAAACCTGTTTGTACAACCATCCCACCTGCGCCGCCACCTCCACCAAAAAAACCACCTTCTGGTGAGCTCGTCGACGGATTTCCACCACCTCCGCCGGATACAACCATAACATCAACAAGACCTTCATTGCTAGCGGTTAACGTGCCTGTAGTAAGAAAGGTACAAGACTTATAATTAACTCCTCCAACACTATAAAAATTCTCTTGCCCACCTCCACTACATTCAAGCTCAAAACTTGATCCAGCTCTACCTATATGTTGCGGGGATAATAAAAAACTCATTTAATTAAACCTTTCCGTTTAGTGTGAATCTAACACCTCCACCGGCAGTGGAACTTCCAACCTGTGTAGTCTTAAATGTAATTCTATCACCCGATACAAAACTTACGTTTGAAGGATTCAAAATACCATTAGTCAACGAATTTGAACCACTACCAAAAATTGGTTTTGTTGAATAAATTGATGAACCATTTTTTAATATATCTAAAATCATAGTAGTACCTGTTGGTGCGGTATCAGCATAACCTTCTTCTCCAACGAACGATCCCGAACGAGACATAACCAACTGACCATAATTGCCCGGTGCGGTCATCTCTATTACTGCCATCTCCGCATCATACCCACCAGTGAAAGCCATATCATAAGGAAGATTGAATATTAGACTTCCATCAAGTGCAGGTAATGCACCAGTTAATTTAGTTGCTTGCATATCAACAATTTTAATATCAGTTACTTGTTGATCCCCAATCTTTATAGTACTAACAGCATTAGTTGCCAATTTCTGTTCTGTAACATTACTATCTAAAATTTTAATTGTCGTTATAGCATTAGTTGTAATTTTATCACCATCAATTGTATTGTCTGGAATCTTATCACCCGTTACAGCATTGTCAATAATTTTTCCAGTCGTTATAGCATCGTTTATAATCTTATCATTTGTTATTGCATCATCAACAATTTTTAAAGATGTTATTGCATTATCAACAATTTTTAAAGATGTTACCGTATTGTCAGCCAATTCAGTTCCTGTTATTGCATTGGCTATAATTTGTGCATTTGCAACAGTACCAGAAAGATCACCACCGACAACAGCTGTTGATGCATCCACCGTAGTAAAAGATAAACTACCTGCACCATCAGTTTGAAGTACTTGGTTAAGAAGTCCATCTTGTAAATCTAATTCTACAATACCAATTTTATTAACAAGATCAACATTAGATAAATCTTCACGTGCCAATGGAAAGCCTTTTATAGTATTACCATCATGGACAACTACAGTAGCCTTATCCAAATCAATAGTAATTTCACCCTCAGCACCAATAAAGGTATTATGTTCTACTGTTGTGCCCCTTCGTCTTTTGACTAGCTTTGCCATTGCTTATATCCTTTTTTTATTGTCATTCTGTAACTGACGTATTGTTTTCTTTAATTCTTCAACATCATTTACCAAAGTATTTATAACATTTATTTCTGATTCTTTTTGCTTCTTCGCCATCCGATAATTATCCAAAGCTATTCTATCACTTTGCAAAATAGCCTTTGAATTTTTATCTCTTATATATTTTGTTTGTTCAACTTCCATATTAAGCTAATGCAATAACTCGAAGATCCCTAATCAAAGGTACTCTTGTCGTATTAGCAGATGTCATTACAACTTTGATTGCAAAGGTTTTAAATGAATTATAAGTAACAAGATTCGAAATATAATTTGCGTTAATACCAGCAGGTGAAAATTCTAATTCTAAATATTCTATATCTGCATCAGATCCAGAAACAGAATTAAGATTTGATACTTCACCCATTTCTGTCCAAGGTCTATTATCAAAAGTGTCCGTATCAAATTGTGATAGGACTTTATAATAAACTGTTATAGTACTTCCTGCTTCTCTGATTGCAGTTAGATGTACATTTAAATCAGTTGCATCAAATCCATCTTTAAGATTAACCCGTCTTGTAATATATCTTGCAATTGAATTTCCACCTTCCGCATCAGTCTCGTTTGTCGTGTCATTATTTATAAGATTCTCAATAGTAATTACACTATTCCTTGCTGTATCAATAACAGGTGAAATATGTGAATTATTACTTGTCATAATTGCTCTTGCTTCATAACTTCCCGCGCCTGTAGTTATTCTTCTTTGTGCAGCTAACTTATGATTTGTTTTTTGAACAACATTCGTATACTCTGCATCCAAAGTAACCGAACCAACATCAGTAAGTTTTACACCCCAATTAATCGAAGTATTATTCATCACAATCTCTTCAGGTACAATCTGAATAATATCTGCTTTATATTCTACTGGTGAAGTGCCGTCTCTAAATACTGCATATGAAGTTGTATTAATAGTATAATCAGCTCTGTTAATTTTAAAAGTCAAATCCTGATTTTGATTAGGAGTCCATGTAGAAGCATTTTGTGATTTAAATAATGAACCCGCATAGGGTTGTGAAGAAACTTTTCTATTAGTACCAATTATATTTTCACCATGCTCAGCAATATATGCTTCGTATTTTAAACTATTACTTAATACAACAATTGCATATTCACCGGGCTGCAAATAAACCAAGCCAGGAAATGTAAACTTCGTTGCCACGCTTGCATCTTCACTAGTATTAACTAGATCAGGAGTTAAGCTAACATCAGAAAATGGTAAAACACTTTGTGCAGGATATCCATTTAGTGTATCCCTAATCTGTAATGAGACTGGCAAACCATCTGAATCTTTTGTTTTGAAATACAAATCAACATCACTAATAAATATACCATCTGGGTATAATGTCTGATCAACCAAAAATGTTTCTGCCAGAGGATCAACCCATCCAATAATATTTGATCTTGTAAATGTATTTGATTGTGTTCTGAAGTCTGTTGCTGAACCCATACCAAATTGTTGTACTCTTGGAACCCTCGTTGCAACAATAACATTTTCTTGTGTTTGTAATAACCCCTGTGCTTGATATGTTACCTCTGCATAGGTTGAAGCAGTAATTAAATCACCTTGTATATTATCAACTAAAAGAAATTGTCGCTCACCAGTTCTAAATCTTATTGTATTAGAATTTGGAATTGAAAAAGTTAGATTACTAATTGAACCAGAATCATCAGTATAGATATCATCAGCCATAACACCACCGGACGGTGTACAATATAACGCCACATCTTCACTATCAAAGAATGGATAAACTTTTGTATTAGGTTTCATTCCTGTTACAGATATAATTACATCTCTTGCTCTAATAAAAGGAATGATGGAAACATCAACAACTCTATCACCAATACTATTTCGAACAGTATCAACACCAGTGATTTCATTTCTGATACCTGTTCGTGTTTGTAGTACCTGATTGATAACTGTTTGATCTCGTACAACAGCTAGACCTGCTCGTCTGACACTAGATGCAGTAACAGTTTCCCTCCCTGTACCATTAATAGTTTCCCAGTCATTAAATTGTGAACCAAATCCTAAACCAACTAAAGCAGCCCAGCCATCATTTTCACCTTGTAGATTAACAACAACATCTGGCCTAGTAGTTGTATCAATCCAATTGTCGTTTGGTGGATCTAATTCAACTACTCCGATCCATGCCAATACAGCAAAGGGATTAATATTAACAGATTTACTTGCCGTAGGCTGATCAATGAATTCCTTAATAGTATATGGCAAGGTAATTAAATCACCTGTCTTTTGTACACCAACCGAATCAGGTGCTACCATATATAATAGGTCTGTAAGGTTTGATGCAAAAGGTGGTCTTAATATTTTAGCATCAAAATCAATTGAACATTTATAGTCAGGTGATAATATATTACCAATACTATGACCATTAAAACTATCAACTAAAATACCATTTTTAAATCTATCTAATCCAGCCGTATCTTTTATTACTAATGATTCGGCTTCCTTTTCAAGTAATGAAAGTGAAGTATAATATTCAACATTACTTAATCGCTTTTCTAATTTACCAATGTCCCTCATCGTATATCGTTTGTTCTCAATATATAATGCCTGAACATCTTTTGCTTTAAATGTATAAGCAGGAATAAAGATAGTATATAAATCCATTGTTCCATTTAATCGGTATGGAGGTATTTCATGTAATGATGAAACACCTTGATTTACACCAAATACTTTTTCTCTACTTAAATAAACATTATCTACTCTTGGAAGATAATAACTATAATCAGCAGACCAGTTAGTATTAGGATATGGCAATTCTATATTTTGTAAAGCAGTTCCACCATCTACCCTTCTCGGTCTAAAATCTACACAATCACGTAGCTCTACTGTATCACCAGTTACAGGACTTGTAAATGCTGGAACGGCATCATATCCAACTGCTGAAGTATATGAATCAGTAGAAAGATAACCCACACCTGCATGTGTAAAATAATCAAACACAATTGTAATTCTTCCAACCGGAGCAGTCTGATCTGCTTTTAATTTTATTCTTCCATGATCATAAAAATTATCTCGTTGACCATCATCTAATTCATATCGTGATGTTATATTTGCATCACCTTCTGCCGCGTTAGTTACGTCTTTACTAAAGCCCGCAATAGCACCGCTAATATTTTCTTCAACAAAAATTCCAGTCAAAGGAACGTAAGTAATTTCAGTTGGTGCTGTGGCCACATCTCCTTCTATAACAATTCCTGTAGCACCTGATGTTGCACCAGTAATTATTTCACCAGCTAGGTATGAATCAATTGTAGAGGTTACTGTTAATGTTGGTAATACTGGATCTATGGCAGGATCTTCAGAATCAAATACTGCATGATATTTATAGATATCCGAAATTGCTAAATCATCATATTCTAAATTTGTTGTATTTGGAGTTGCATTGATTAATAGATTACTTGGTACAAGCGTCTTAACCTTTTCCTGTTTAGAATCAATATTAATTGTTGCAATAATATCTGCTGTAAAACTACTAGAGCCACTATTATCGTTAAAGGTAACAGTAGTATTACTCGGTGCATTAACTGTTATGGATTGGCCGCCACCATCAAAGGCAACTAATTCTCCAAATGTTAATCCTGAAGTACCAACAGTTCGTATAGTTGTTGTATAAAATTCTTTTTTATTACTATCACTTAAAGCACCACTTCCTAAAAATGTTTCTGTAGAACCACCTGTTGCAATAGTAGCTATACCACCAGCAAAGACTACATTTTCAAAAACTCTTCTTATTGTATAACTAGTATCAATAACTCCCGTATCATCGCGAATCGTTTTAATTGTTTCTTGAGGAAGTTTAAATACTAAACGATTATCAGATGTCTCAAACATCTTAGCATCACCTCCAGAAGTACCACCCTCTTTACCGCTATCATCAATATTTGCACCAGCTGATATCGATACAGGAGTTGCTGCTGGATCTACTGGATCTATAATACTCTCTACATCTGCAAATGTTGCAGAAGCACTAGTTATCTTAATATCATACAAATACATATTAAGAATTTGTACAGTACCAGTACCAGAAACATAATCAATATTTCTTACCCTCGCTGTACCTATTTTAGTTGATGCATAGGTTGTTGGGTTTGTCAAAGTTGTACTAGCGTGTGCTTGATTATGAAGATCAACTTCTGTGTGTTCAGTAATATTAAATAATCCAAGATAGTCTTTTACAACAGCATAATTTCCATATTGCATTAGACGATCAAAATTATTTACATTAACATAATCCCTTGCCTTGTCTAATGATAAGTCTTTAGAAATAATAGTTTCAAATTCATGTCCTTCGACAAATGCTTTACCCGGATCAAGTCTAACAGTAAATTTTGTCGCATCATCAGGGTCATCCTTTATTTGAATATTAAAAGCCCTTACTGTATAACTTCCAGATTCATCAAACGTTCTTCGTGCAAAGGTTTCTTCCAATACAGAATAAATTGGAATAGTAATATCCTTTTGTTTAATACCATCCTTGACTCTTAACACTTCATAAAAATCTGTATCGTCAATTGATGTTAAAACTTTCTTTGATAATGTTAATACAAGCATTAATCTATCAGCACCCGGTGCAGCAAAGTTATGTGAGCCCTGAGCATTATCAAGTAATGTAGTATCTGTGCCTGAATCAACAACAGTCTCCGCCACACCCACACCAATTTTATATGATGGTGTATTTGTAAACTTATCAAGTATAATAAGTTGTTCTGCTATTTGAATAAAATTACCATTGATATAAAATACACCTTCATTAATAGCAGCGCTACTACCTTTACCTGTTGGTGAGGTTTCATATGCTTCTGCCGACACACTTCCATCAACTGCACTAATTCTTTCACCGCCAAGAAAAGAAGCAGCTGTTGATAATGTTACTGTACCAAAGGCACCATTACCACCACCCCCCACTATCGAAACAGAAGGCGTTGAAGTATACCCCGTACCTTTACTTGTAATGTCAACACTGATAACAGAACCATTAGCAATTGTAGCAGTCGCGGTAGCACCTAATCCATCACCACCAGAAATAGTAACAGTTGGTATTGTTAAATACCCGGTACCTCCATCATTAACTGCAACACCTTGTACCTGCTCAGTCATGGAACCACCTGTAATATATTTTAAGAAAAGAACATCTGGATCCCCTGTCGCTGTATCAAGTGCTTCGTGATGTAATACAAGAGCTCTTGTACCGGACTGACTACCAACTACTGTCTTACCTTTAAACAAAGCTACATCAATATCAACAGCATTAAACTGCTGTTGTAATTTAACATATTCAAAATCTAAATTAAGAGTAGTATCAGCACCAGTAACTTTGGAACCATTCATAAAAACATGATCACCAAAATTCTTTATTTGGTTTCTTAAGATACTTTGTTCTGTAGTGAGTTCTCTTGCTTGGACTGGTAATGCGGGTTTATAAAGAACTTGATGATAGTTCTTGGTCTTATCAAAATCATCAAAGTATGGTGATTGATTTAGATTTATAGTAATTTTATTTGACATATCTTCCTATCTCGTTATTTAGAATTCAGCAACAATTTTTATATCTTCTGTTGAATCAGATTGTCTATGAATCGGTGCTCTGAATTCGGTATAAATTATACTTCCACTATCTTCATCTATTTCATTACTATCATAAGTAGTACCTGTTGCAGGAGTCGGCGGAGTAGTATCTCCAGTCGTCGGATTAACAAGTAAATGTACTTTTCTAAAATGATTCCCAACCGGAAAATCATTTCCGTCATTACCTATTAGTCTGACATTCAACATTACAAACGCACCACCTAATTCAACCACTGCATTTGAACCATGTCCACCTTGAGGACCAATCCTTCCTATAATTGCTGCAGCCGTACCACCACCACTTGAAACTGTAGTAACCACTGAACGATATCCAGTTCCTTCACTTACCATATCAATTCTAGTAATAGCACCTGTATCAACTCCTGATACCCTTGCAACCGCACCATTGCCATCAGACGATGCAAGCGTCACAGCAGGTGAAACTTCATAAGTACTAACTGATGTTGGAATATTAATCCAATCACTATTAACAGTTGCTTCTTTAGTTACGTGATTATATCCAGTAATAGTTTTAATCTCACCCTCACCAGGCCCTGTCAAAATAAAAACTACCATATCATTATAATAATCAACTGTAGTAGTATTTGCATTTGTATCTAAAGTAATTGTCGTTGCTGTACCACCAGCTGCTGTACCATTATTCCATTTATAATTAGCACCACCAGACAGTACATCGATATGTTCTAATGCTCCATCAACTGCAGTTGTTTCAACATCTGCTTGATCTGTACCAACAGCGCCGGGTGCATGTACGGGAATCCAATCAGTAGTAATAAATTTCAACACATCTGCTTGCGCTACTTCATACATAAACTTCCATCTATATCCATCAGGTTGTGTATCAATAATATCGGTACTTACTCCAGTAGGTTCTACTGTTGATGGTGACCCATCATTATTTGAAATACATTTATATACCCGATAAGCTTCAGTGAATACAAAAAAGTTTGTATCAATGATATCATCCTGTAGATGATTATACTCATCATAAGTTTCCCCTGATACCCAATCTACTCTTTTAAGAACATGGGAAACGTCTCCAATACTAATAAGTTTTGAAGCAATCCCTGAATCGTGATGAATGAATGGTGAGACGGATGTATCAATAGGAATAGGAACATTAGTATCAGAGTATGATCCGTCTTCATATTCCCCAGAACTGTTTCCAGACCACGGAGAATTTTTACCAATCATTAAATAGATATTAGCTGTACCAAAACTAGCAATGAAATTGTCCGCGTTAAATTTGCGAAATGTGTTATTGATTATTGCACTCATACTCTATTTCCTCCAACCTTTTCGTTTAATTTGTTATAGTTATTTATAATACTTTTTTAACATGTCAATATATATTTTACGACTTATACGTCTGGTGGTGGTAATTCTGAATTTTCATTACCAATCAAATATTGTGTGATTGTAGCATTAGTAAGATTCCTTGATTTCAAACCACGAAACCATGTATAATCAACTATCCTATCCTTAGCAAAACAACCAATGCCCGTACCTGATTGTAGGCCTACACCAATCACCTGACTAAAGCCACCTTGCTTCTTAAACTTTGATGATTCCAGTCCCCTCTTTAATGGACCCAATCTTAATTGCGTTGTATTTTCTGTTGATCCAGTAAGCTCACCATAGTCATCCTGATAGTCATCATTCTCTGTGATCTCACCATAATTCTCACTTGAGGTAACCTCATCTTTAACTAAAAGCCAATCTTCATAATCACCTAAGGTCAATAGATATTGTATTGCTAAATCTATTTCAAGTGTGAAACATTTAGTAGGAGCAACATAAAAAGAACTTTGTATTGTTAATCCATAATCCTCTTGTTCAGATATAGTCTCTCCTAATAAGCCCCAATCTTCAGGAGGACCATGTCCATCTGGATCTACTGTTTCTAATTCCGTTATCGAACGATAATCTAAATCATCTAAGAATATAAGTACTCTTTCACCCTCACAAGAATCTACTTTCAGATCAACTACAACAGGAGGTGTGATTGTCCCCATATGAAAAATAATAGTATAGTGTCGTCTTTCAGGTATACCCGTAATGCTTAATGTCGTAGCAATATTTGTAAGGAACTGCATATTGCCAAACATAGCAAGACCAGCTGGATGTGCTGTTCTCTTTACAACATCTTTCCATAATGAAATAGGATGACTGGCTGTAATTACATAAGAAAATAATTGATAGTAATAACTATCTTGAATATATTTTGTAGAGGAAAGAAATCCATCATCACCAATAAAAGATTTATTGTGTTCGTTTTCATAACTAGAAACATCTGCAGTTGCAGATGCAGTGCCATCACCATACCCAGAAAAATCTAATGTTGGATTAGATGTATAACCATAACCATTATTAACAATCTTTAATGCTTTAACACCACCAATATTTTCACCGACTAATGTTATAGATAAATTAGATCCACTACCACCACCAGACACTGTTGGCATAGCTATGTAACCGCGACCGGGACTTTCTATTGTAATGGATGTAACTCCTCCTGAGCCATCAACTTCTCTTACTAATAGACTAACAGTTCTTGCATCAATATCCAACGCGTCTGTATTATCAATATTTATTTTATCACCAACAACATATCCGCTACCACCATTATTAATTGTAACAGATTTAATATAACCAGTAGTTAAATCATCAATAGAAATAAAAGCACCAGCGCCAGACGTACCACCACCACTCATAGGAATAACTGTACCTTTCATATAATTATTACCTGTAGAGGTAATAGTAGTATCAGTAACCATTCCACCTAATACAAATGTTAATGTTCCATCAGTGATTGTTTCAAATGGTTGAAAGGTAGCATTAACATTAGAAAGAAAAATAGTGGATACCATGAATGCACCAATATGTTCTTTTACTATTGTCTCAGCAAGTGCCGTAGCACCAGAAGTAACACCAGTAATTTTTTTACCTAACAAATCAAAAACTGCATCAGACCCACTTGTATCAACTACACGAATAATTCTATTCTTAGTATACTTGCCATCCGATACGCGAAGCATATCTTTATTAGGATAATAAAAATCTATTTCCTCTTTATAAAGTAATCTAAAAAGAAATTGAAATGCTTTCTCACTACCCTTAGCTCTATAAAAATCTCTAAGATGTTTTAATACGAATGGTTTATTGGCATTAGCAAAAATAGCTTCAGGAAGCTCTTTGCCAAATTGCTTCTTAAAATAATTTAAAAACTCATCAGTTGTTTTATCTAGATTACTATACTTAGTAAGATTGCCAACAATCTCATAAGGTTTTCCTTGCTCCTCCATGTATTCATAATATGCTTCAAGGAAAGCAATGAAGGTGCCGTGGGATTGCTTTACAAAATTAGGTAGTTGACCTTCTACCTTTACACTTATTCTTTCATCCAGTTTAGGATGGATTGGTTGATTGGGAGATACTAAGGCCATATTAGATTGTCTCTGCTACCATATTAATAACAATTGCTTCTGTGTCATTAACATCATAAGTTAATATCTGTTCTCTTAAAGGAGTAATGTCACTATTATTATATGTTGGTGTTACAGTTATTTTAATATAATCATTACCATCTGTAATAGTGACTGGTCGGAAACTATTCAATATAACCTTTCCTGTAGCATAATCAATAGTTCCATAATCAGTTGAACCATCCGGTAAAATAAATAAATCTAACAATTGACTTTCAGTGTCATGTACATCTACAGCATAATGATATTCGCCAGTATGTAAAACACTAGATTCTCTAATATGTACGGGTCCTGTCCAAACCCCACCACTATTTAATTTAACTGCTTTAATATTTCCAATAGTATCATCAACCAAAGTATATGTATATCCATCAGTAGCAATAAAAGAACTACTAATAAGATTCCCATGCTGCAAGGCATTATTAAAATTCAAAGTATATGTAATTGGTGTATCTAATGTTTCAATAGCAATCCTTTGCTGATACCTCATAGTTGTTCTATTATTTCTTATGCTATCATTTGTATTATCAATATCCTGTGTCAGCATAGAATATCTAAACTTCTGATCAAATTTTTCTAAATTCGTTTGATGATAATTCTGTATAGAAGTATTGATATTAGTCTTCAATGTATTTTCATCAGTTAGATTTGTAACAGGATCATAGTTCACAGTAGTATTTAATAGTAAGTAAATAAATATCGGATCAATGATTACAGGTATAACCGTAACAACATTTGATTGTTTAAGTATACTTTTTTCAATTGCTGCCTTTGCAACATTAGTAAAGACATTATTCCCCGAAGGCTTTACTGCAATAAAAACTTTTCCATATTGAACCGGATCTGCATCCTCACCACCATATGCCGTAATAGATTCAATGTCTGGACGCTGCTCTAAAAGAATAGCTTTATAATCATCCCTCGTAGTTGCCCTATTTTGTGCTTGATATAATTTTGGAGCTTGGAATTTTAAAGAGGTAGTTGTTTGAATATCAGCACCACCTGTCGCCTCGGTATTTGTGGTTAAAATATAATCCGCAGATGTTAATGTGGCTACCGAACCAACAGCAGTAAATACACTTGCCTTGTTTGCAAGTGTCCCACCAGTAACAATATATTCAATAAAGATAATATTGCCATCCGATAGTTGTTTGCCTACAGCACCATCGCCAAATGTGATTTCATATTTTCTTCCTTCTATTTCTTGTAGAAAGAAAACCTTATCCGTTCCCTTGATAGTTGTAACATCAATTGCATTGCCATCCGTATAGATATTAGTATCTGTATCAGAATCAGAATTCTGAACAACTACACTAATAGTAGAAGCATCTACATTTACATTTGGAATAATAAACCGTTGAGCAGTATCCTCTGAATCAACCGTATATGATTTATTTAATATCTTTCCTTCTTTAATCTCGACACCCGTTGCCACATAAGAACCATCACCCGCTCGTGGAACATTTGTAGTTATATTAGTTACAAACGTATAACTTGTTCCATCAATGCTAGTAGTAAATTTTGTATCCTTTGCAATCGTAAGTGACGTTGGTGCTCCTGATGGTGTGAATGTAAAATTAAGTTCTGCCGTAGGTGTCTTAACTGATGTTGGGGTTACACCTAAATGCTTTGCATGTGATACAACTGAATCCCTTAAAGAGGAACTATCCATAAACATTTCATTACCAAGCATGTTGGCATAGTATCCAGTATAGTGTGTATTGTAAGCTAATATATCAATCAACACACTCATACCAGAACCTTCAAAATCATAATCCTGAAAATCATCCTGTGCTGATAGATAAGCTTTTAAATTAGATTTGATCTCATCAAATTCTAAGTCAGTTACTTTAATCTTATTTGAAGTTGCCATCCTATCTTAACCTCTCTAAAAATAATTCAATCGTTACGGGACTAGGCGTACTGATCGGTTGAAATTTTATTGTTACATAATAACCATTTTTATCTATGTCACCTAATACTCTTATGTCTAGTAATTTAACTCTTGGTTCAAAGTTAGTAAGTACTTGTCTTATCTCAGATTGTAAAACAACAGCAGTAGTAGGAGATACCAATTCAAATAATATACCTGTAATGCCACTTCCAATTTCTGGATGAAATGGTCTTTCATGGGGATTAGTCAATACAAGATTTCTTACAGACCTCTTGATAGCTTCAACATCTCTTTTTAATACTATATCTTTAGTAACAGGATGAGCTATAAAATCTAAATCAAGATCAGCCCAGCGCCTAGTATTAGTTGAAAGTGGTTTTGTATATACTGCCATTAGCGTCTCTTCCCTTGTCCTCTATATTTTTTCCAGCTTCGTCTTTTATGTTTATTCTTTGGTCTGCTTCTGGTTGGGTGATTACCAATAGAGGTAACATGCTTAATCTTATCTCGTTTAACTATTGCTTTATATACTGCCATTATTTTTTAAGTTTCTTATCTGCTACTTGAAGTGCAATATCAGGACGCTTCTCAATGAATGTAGTTTCAAGACCTAGCTTAGGTTTATGTACAGTAAGTTCAAATCCCTTACTAGTTAAAATAAATTCTTTAATTTCCCAGCCTTTCTTTTTTAAAGATAGGATAGGTTTCTCATCTGTCTTATCCAGCATACCAATCTTAACTGCTGCTTTGAAATTAAAGCTAGGCTTGTATGCTTCATTCATTGCTTCACCATGTCGAATCCAACCTTCAACCTTTACCCATTGCATAGCTTTTCCTTTACTACCTTGTTGAGCTTTTTTAAAATCCTTCTCATCATCAAAGATGGAAAACTCTTGGTGCTCGACACTATAACCAAGTACCTGTCCTACATCAAGTGCTTTAAGAAATTGCGATGCTTCTTTCTTCGTATTCCTATCCTTAATGTCAGACCATTTCTTGGGCTTTGCTTCAATTAGACTCTTATACGTTTTCATATTCTCTCCCTGTTTAAACATAGATCCCTCTGTATATTTATAAGACTTCTTCTATATTTATACCCCATATATTTCTTATAGTTTTGACATCCTGTGATACATCAAAACAAGCAAGATGTATATTCTTCTTCTCCCGTGAACGGCCATAAGCATATCCCATTTCATACTCCGCCAGATCATTTGGTGTAAAACGATACCCCTCTGGATATAGATATCTTACACAAAACTCAAACAACCATTTGACCCAAGGCTTAGTCGTTTCACTATTACCCATAGTGAATCCAATCACCACCGCTTCGTCTTTAACTTCCATACCCCTGTTTAAAAGGATATGGATGATGTCATGGTGATAGAGGTCTATCGCCCCCGTTAAACTGATAGGTGATTTTGGATTTTCCAATAACCATACAAACCAATGAATCCCTGATTGCTTCTTATAAGTCTCTTGATCTCTCCAGCGGTCTATCGCCTTCTGTAAATTCATAGATTCCTCTTCTATTTTTCCCTATATTTATAACATTAACAAAAATTAATTTAAGGATCCTGTAACTCATTGTAAACAAAGGATCTTGCTATATTTTATAACTCATTGTATTATAAGGGGTTACAAAGTATTTTCACTTATCGTTTGTTTTCAATGGGTTACAGTGGCGCTTTTTTGTTGACATATATGTTTAAATAGGTTAAAATATATATATTAACAATGAGAAAACAAGGATATCAAATGACAACATACAAAGACACAGGGATTGAGATTCAAAAGATTCCAGCAAGAAAGACCCGAACCAAACATATTATAAAGGGTCGGACTTCAAAACAATCTGGGTGGAAAGCACCTACACAAGTTCGTTGTTCTTCAATTTATGATTCGGTCTTATATATGAAACCACAGACCGGACAAGATTCAAAATCAACTAACAAGATGGCTCATTCGAGAGAATGGGGACAACAATAATTTTTGGAGCTATATATATAATGAAAGAAAAAAAATTAAATATTGATCATTCAGAGTCAGCGTCGACTCTATCTGATAACTTAAAATATATTAATAATACGGTATCCCATTTGGAGATTAATCGTTTCCAAGGCGTTAAGGACATTATGTTCCAAGTAGTGTGTAAAGCACTAACCATTAACGTGGTTACCGGAAAGAAAGCATTTGTAGTTTGGGCAGTCCAAGAACAGGACAGCATGGAAGAAGCAGTACAGATGGCGAAGGATGAATTACGAAATCGCATCGTTATGGGTGCGCCGGTTCTTCAATATGCAGGACCGGAAGAAGACATTCACAATTTAGTGGAGTACAAATAATGATAGTAGGTATTGATAAAGTTGAAAAGGTTAATAGACACATTTGTAAACCAGATGGGTCAAGCAACCCGAAATGTAATGATGGTGTTTGTCGAGTAAAAGGAATTAACGAACATAGTGAGACATTCACAATTGGATTTGTATGTCAACATCTATGGAGTACGAACAGATATAAATGGCAGCTACGATATCCCAATCACGAATATGTAAAGAGTGGTTCTGTTGGATATCATAAACTGTATGATTCAAAACCGGAAGCAGTTGAAGCGCTGATGGATCATGTCAACGATATTGGAGTTATATAATAATGGTAAGAGAAATTTTGGAAGGGCTATTAGTAATGATGCTATTAGCCATATTGTGTATATTAATGATGGTGATGTAAATGAAACGAAGAGATAAATGGAAACGATTTAATAAAGAACAGATGGATAAAATGGTAGCCACCTATGTCCGTCGTAATAAGTTAGTACCGATTCAGCAACATGAGACAGCAGAAGGTCGAGCCAATTACGATTTGAAAATTACTTATACTGGATATTGGAAAGACGAAGATGGTATGAGGTATCATCGTCAAGAGCTTGAAAAATATTTAACAAGGATGGCAAGATGATTGTATCGAAAGAAACCTTAAATAAAATTAGTGAGGAGAAAGATGTTACCCTCGCGAAGCGACTTTACCATCTCGTAACAAATTGCGATATGTATAAAGTAGATCCGGACAATAACAAATTCTATAAGTGCGGCATTACCGTAGTAATAGAATGGAACAAAAGAACAGAACCACACTATCCGGATTGGGCTCCAGAAAAACCTTTTGAAATCTGGAACTGTGGTTCTGAGGATGATGCAGTAGACTGTTTTGATAATACAAAAGAGGATTGGAGATGACCATAGCAGAATATGCAAAGACATTCGGTTTAAAACAAATCGACGATAAAGGTGAATGGTTTGAAAATGAGATCGCTATACATCATGCAGATGATATAGCAGCTCATATATTATGGATGGAAGAACAAGAACAGCAGGATAAAATTTTAAAGAGGTATAATTATGAACCGAAATAATGTAACAGACGATATGGTATATACCTATATCTGTCATAACGACTTTATGCGGATTGAAGGAACACAAGAGTTCTACGAATGTCCGGGTGGACACTCTTGGCATTGGGTGAACATTGTAGAACTCATCGAACAGATGAGTGCTCAAGACTTTTATAATCTTTGTTTGCAGACAGAACGTGACGCGGAGATTGATAAAGAAACGAAAGCGCGTCAGGCGAAAGCAAGGAATGCCTCCTGTTGTGGAATTCCGATAGGAGACCAACCTTCTTATCCTTATGAGTTGGGAGACCTTCACTAATGAATAAGACATATACTTTAAAAGTTCCACGTCCACAATATGATCGACTAGGATCAGCATTCGAATTGGACGATACTTATTTTGAAGAGTTACTACCGGAGACGGATGAAGTAGTTTTTATTGTATCAGAAGATCAAAGGAAACGATTTGCAGAACATGCAAAGAGAAACAATTCTCATTTGTATTGGATATGCCAAATGTTTCTACCTAGAAATATTAATCAGTTTGAGGTGTAGTATGTTTAAAAATTTTATTATCATTATATTAATTATTCTACTGGGTTCCTTGTTATTCAATAACGAGAAGAACGTAGAACTACTTGTTGGCAATATGGCCGACACAAAAAACAAAGTTGTTGATGGTGTAAAGTATCTCAATAAAACTTTCGACAAAGAGTTCGAGGTACATGATGAACCTTTCACCGGCATTAAAGAAGATACATTCTTCGAGGAGAAGTAATGAACAACGATCATTTTAAATTATGGATGGATGATACATTAAGAAGTTTAATACCTGAGGACATGAATGTTCCTAGGTTACGTTTAAACTTTAGTACATCTAACCTATCTTGGCTGTGTCGTAATCTCCAGATAAATAATAAACAACATCCAGAGATTAAACAAACCATGGCAAAGCTAAATACATTACGAATGAAGTTACTATTTAATAAGGAGAACCAATGGCGAAAAGTCAATTAACAAAAAGAGCAGAGAGTCTCTTTGGTAAGGGTGCCAAGAAAAAAGAGATTCGAGTTTATATGGGACCCGGTCAACTGACCGAGAATGAAATACGAATTCTAAAAGAGAACGGAAGGTTCTTTCGTTGTCCGGATCATATCCCAAAAGAAACACATTTTTAAAAGCACTAAACCAGTATCATATCGTTACTGGTAATTTAAAATGGAGAAGCGTATGAACGATGTAGCTATAGACATCTATCCACTTACAGTGGAAGAATACGAGTCAGCAGAAGTTGTTGCTGAAGATGTAGAAGTAGAATAACCTTAGAGACCGGCTGTATGCAACCTCAATACTACTACCGTCCTGTGTGCAGTCGGTTTTCTAAATTTTTTTTTGAAGGAGTACCATAATGAAAAAAACTAAATTAGAATTAGCACTTGACAAATGTAATCACACCATGGAACTCGTACGTACCATAGTACCAATTCTTGTTTTAATAATCCAGATCGTAATACTATTTAAAATATTATGAAGACAAAATGGAAACCTACTAGACATTATATAGTAGTGAATTATACGGATAGCCAGAAAGAACTTATCCAAAAAGAATTTAATACAAGTCCTTATAACTTCTCCGAGCCTCTCAAAGGTTGCACAGAGGGATTGTTTATAAGGGACACTTGCGACTACAAAGATATAGTGAAGCGGATTGATGGTTGCTTCAATTATGAACTGTTGGAAACCTATACCGGAGTCCACGTTATTTTTTTAAAGGAGGAAGAATGAAGAACATGGATCTAAAAATACTAACTGATATTATCCACGAGGCAGATACCTCCAAGACAGAGATCGCCAAGGATAAATGGAGACTCCAATTATGTAAGATGATTGGAGAGATGAATATACAAATTGAAAAGCAAAACAAAGATATTCAAATGTTAAAGACCATCTTGCTCACCGCAGCAGAACGGATGGAGTATGTTGAAACCTTTCTTGATTCCATGTTTGGTGAGGACAAGGATAAAGAAAAAACTTTACATTAAGGAGTACGCCTATGCAACAATCAGAAAAAGGGTATGGCCATATAGCCAAGGTTGGCCAAGATGGTAAATATACCTACGAACAATATTATCCAGAGAGGAAAAGAGTTATAGTTTCCCAATTGCATGAAGGTACGCATTGGAAAAAATTCTCTGCCCACGCTGAGGTAATAGTGCAGGAAACCATTTGTAACGAATTTGGTTTAACTAAGGGTAAACACACAGAAGGTTATGCACCGGAGTATGATTACCTAATTAATAACAAAAAGGTTGAACAGAAGATATCTCTTAAACAAGGTCTACAGATAGAGTTTAGTACCTATGATGGAAGACCTTCAGGGATTAATTTAACCTCAGCCGACTATCATGTATATGTAACCCCTTGCTGGTCTACAAAGGCAAACAAATTTGTAGGTAAGGTAAGACTATACAAGACTTCAGACTTACTTAAAGTTTTGGGTAAGTTTGATAACTATGATGAAGACTCTAGGTTTGTGAAAGTATTTTCGCCAACGGACAGGAGTCCGGGCTCGAGGGTTCTTTCATTCGAAGAGGAAGACCTTCATCCTAAAACTGGCATTCTCAAAGGTACATTAGGTTCCAAGAATGTTGACATCAATTTACATATGTTAGAAGTTTCCACAATTGTGGAAAAGGGGAAAAGGGTAGGATTCGATTTCAACTTTCCGCAATGGGGAACCTTCAAAAATTATAATTGGTGGTTACAAAAAGAATTAAAGAAACTTTTTTAGGAGAAATTTTTTTAGAGAAATTTTTTTTATAAAGTTTTATAGAGGTCCTCAGGAGAAATTCTGGGGGCCTCTATTTGTCTTCGCGCGAGTAAGCCCACCAAGTATACCCCCCATCATTCCTATTGACTGTTGTTTTGCATAAATTTCTAAACACACTTTATTTCTCCGAGGTACTCTATGGGCCTTGGAAGGGGAACTATTCAGATATTCTCCAAGTGTTTTAGTTGTCCTGGGAGTGTCATGGAGAGTCGCGGTGTCATATAGTGTCGACACTCCCGGTATTTTCTCTAAGAATTTCCGAGAAATACTTCAGAGAGTCAGGGCGTGTCACAGAGTGCAACCGTCTCGACGGAGTTTTTTAGAGAAATTTTCAGAGAAAACTTTTGGTGTGAGTCCCTTAGCTCCGCGACAACGGGTGGCATCAGGTGCTCAAAGGTACACTAATGTGGCTAATTGTGGCTAATTGTGGACTGGAATGGCTAATCAAAAAGAATATTTGATTATATAACTTACATATTAAGAAACAACCATGCTAATGCTAATAAAATAACGATACCTATAAATAATCTCATATTATGATCCTCCTAGGGTTGTGTAGTCTACAGTCTCTGATCCTCCTAATTGCTCACAGGCATGGGATTCATCAAAGAGCTTCATTTGTTTGTCTATTTCTTTTAATGGTAATCCTTTTCCTTCTTTAGTCTTCCATATATGTTCTATTAATACATGGGTTAAATGGTGTAGTCTATCGTTCTCTTGTTGTAATAATTCAATTTCCTTTGTATCAGAATAGGTAGTTGTCATGGTCTCCTCCGATCAATTACGTTTTCAGTTGGATGACCTAGATAGGGTCTACCATCAAATATTGTATTCCCATTAGGTCCATCCTTATCAGTCCAATGGAAGAATACTTGTGCTACGTATTCTCCTTTATAGGGTTCTCTCCAGTGTTCATGTTCTCTTCCTTGGTATATTACTCCATCTCCGGATTCTAGATTGAATTCTTCTCCACTTATATAGATTGGCCATGGTTTTTCAGGGCTTTGTCCTAGGCATATGGATAGGGTTACCTCACAGTCTTCTCTATCTATATGTTTTTCTAGGCTATTGCCGTGTTCATACAGGGAAAAATAGGAGTAATTAGGGTTGAGGTTGAGTTGGGTTATCTCTTCTACGATAGGGGTAAAGGTATCTAGGAGGTCTTCCATGATTAGATTGCCATACATGGAGTAGGCGACGGAGGAATGGTCTTTCCTATAGTAACCATATCGCTCTGGGTCGGCTAATACTACGTCTTCTCCCTTGTGTTTTATGGCTAATCGGTAGCGACGATGGCATTTCATTATATGGTCGGTTAATAGGTCTCTTACATCCTTCTCCATCATATTCTTCATTAGGAAGAAATCACATATTTTAGTACTCATTTCCTTCAATTGTCCTGATAAGAACGTTGTATCATGCATGTTTTACCTCGTATAATATAACATTAATAATTTAGTCAATCCCCAGCACATCACAATTATGGCCATTAGTCCTATCGTCGCCCCTAGTAATTGGGCTAATAAGTGTGAGGTAATCATAGATACGTCCTCCAGTTGATCGTATGGTTTGATAATCCAGTTAAGCATTGGTTACTTTCTTGTTTTCCAGTATGACCAAGGTTTTCCTTCAAACGACCATTCTACAGTCTTTGATTTTTCTGTTCTGGTTAGCTTATAGAAAAAATAGGGTACTCCTATGCAATACAATAGAAGAACTAGTAAGAATAGGAACCCTAGTATATCATGTAGCCATGGTATATCTATGATATAGCGACTGACCCTCCAATCAATCATTTAGTGTAATGCTTTAATGCCTTTATAAGTTTTATCCGCTTATTCTTCGCCAGTTTAAACTTACGGGGCATCCACATAGGGAGTACCCCTTGAGTTATATCTGATATATCACGGATAATTCGTTTCTTTATTATATCGGGTTGATGGTCTATGATAGATAAGTCCATATTCCCGTCTAAAATACCACGAATCATATACTGGATCGGATCCACATTCCGTATAGACCTACCGGAGAATCCGACCTCAGTTACGTAGTTATAGCTATCTAAACCTCGCATGTAGTTAGTATAAGTTTTCACTTAACCACTTCCACTACGCCAGTAGTTAGACCCAATAGAACTGAGAAATAATCCCAGTAATACCATACAGATCCAGCTAGGAATACCCATACTGGCCATAGTGGCCATCCTACAGAATAGGCTCCCGGAACGTAGTTTTTTGGTAACATGCCCATAATACTTCTCCTTTTTTAAGTTGCTTTACCTATTTTCTCCAACATCTCTCCCATACGAGTACATATGATCTTCAATATAGGTATGAGAGCCTTGGGATTATGCTCTATGAATAACGGCGCATCTTCAGGTTTAATAACATATAGATGACAATCAGTATTGGCTTTAACCGTAGCAGTTCTAGGTATATGTTGTAACCATCCTATCTCGCCGAAGATCGAATGTTTCTCTAATATACATAATTGTATATCATTCTTCAGGACTTCAACTTCGCCTGACTCAATGATATAGGCTTCCCTATCGGTATCGCCATCTTTAATAATTATATCACCCTTCTTATAAAACTTTATCATAATTCACCTCATCCCATAGTCCAAAATGACTCCTTACGAGTAACGGACGTGACTAAATGTACACGATCCTGTTCACCGCCATTAAATTGGCTATGATAAAATATAGTATTCGTGTACCATGCTCTACCTATTGGTAGATGTTTGACTTCATCTTCAATAACCATCTTGGCTCCTATATTGGTAACAATAGGTACATGAAGTCGTGGCTCTGGATCTCTATGCCAAGATAAACAATTCCTCGGAACGGATTTAATCAATCGTACCCTACCCAATTGACCCTCATATTGTTGACTAACAAATTCTCGTAGGGTATCATAGACTATCCTGAAATAGGTATGATTTATCTCGGGTATAAACGTACAATAATCCCGTTCATCTAATTCCTGTTGACGTATTACCTCTTGTCCATCTACCATAGTTCGGTATATACCACCACTTCCCTCATAGAAACAATCAGGAGCTGATTGACCCTCTCTCTTGGTCAAGCATATCTGATGGTATTTCTTATGTATAGATTCTTTCGGCCATGGAGCAATCTCTTCTACCTGTTTAAGAGCCTCAACCAATTTTAATTCATCGAATATAACCGGTAGTTTTGTAAAGTATTTCAATATAAGAACATCCCCTGTGTTTTATCGTAGTCTACGTCTACATGAATAAACTCACTATGAAGTCCTATTCGGGTAAACTCTCCATCCCTCAATAATCGCTTTACCAATTCTAATCGGGATACCATATCCTCACAATATATATCTGCGGCTAATCCTGTGATATGACTACTAGTATCACTACTACCTATTGCCCTATTATGAGATAAGCAACGAATACCACTCGTGATCTTCATAGGCTTTCCATAGTATTCACGAACAGTCTCTAATTCATACACTAATTTCTCACTAATCACTACATCACCATTACCACATCCACATTTGCAATCGAATTCTTCCTTAGTAAAATGCTCGGTTAATTTAGTCATTTTTTTTTACCTGATGGTCTATTGGGTACCTCTGGATCATTAAATGGTTTATCCAGAGATGGTGTAAATGGTGTACCTTCTTGATAATTAGGTTCCACATCTTCCCCTGTCCATTGTTCTTTCTCAGTTTGAGCCCATTTATCTAACCAAGGTCCTACAATAGACGTCGGAGAAAACAATATATATGTAAGTATCCCCACTAATACCAATAGTAATGCTACCATGGCAGGTTCCATTACTTTGTTTTGCTCATGGCAGCTAAAGGATTCTCTAATGCTTTAGTAATCTTCTTATCTAATTTCTTCTCGAGATTCTCTATCTGTGTATCTACCTTAGTCAATTTATCGTCCCACCTTTTAGAGGTTTGTGTGATTAAATCCCTTACTTCATTCTCTGCGTTTCTCATAGCTGTTCTAGTCTCTAAGCCATCTTCTCTTGATCGCTTATCAATATTAGCTATCTGATCATGTTGTGAATTAACCTCATTCTTTATATCTGTACGTATATCCCTCGCTGTTTCCTGTGCAGCATTTACAAGTTCCTTTAATGCATCAACCTCAGTACTTAGAACTTTTAATTCTTTATTTAATTTCGTATCAAATACCTCTAATCGTGTATTAAATCCGGATAGATCAGGTTCCTTGTACTCGCTTACCAGTTTTTCCATATCCTCATATCGCTTAAACAATTCAAATCCACCCCATAATCCAGCAACAATTGTACCTATCAATGGAAATATAAGTATCCACTTAGTACCGGATATATGAAGTCCCTTATATTCTAGTTCAGCCACTTATCATCCCCTTTAATTCTTTAATAGTCTTAATCGCGGATTTATGTACTATACCAAGACCACCAGCTGATTCAAAATCCCTTGTATTCCTTATATGGTCATCAATCAATATATGATTAGGTGCAGCAAACTTCTTCTTATCCTTTCTCTGTACTATATTAACTTTAGAGGGTGATGGTTTACAATGTTTCTTAATCCATGCTTTCTTTCCTTCCATAACCGCTTTATCATTACGACAAATGGATGGACAAGCTGAGAGTATCTCTATATTATATTGACTTATGTATTTCCATAGGGTCTTTTGATCAGGTAAAGGATCTAATGCTACCCACCATCCCTTAGAAGTACCAGCATCAGTTAATAATACCTTATCTATATCGCCTTGTTCAAACTCTTTCTTTCCTAGATGTCTCGCGATACCGCCTAAGAAATTAGTCAATACACCATCCATATCACAAAAAATAGTGATATCATCCTTCTTAAGTTTTTTAAATTCTTTAAATGTTATCATATTAACTAAATTTCTTATTAACCCATTTATAAAATACATACAATCCCATCAATAATATGATATAGATGATACCATCAAACCACGGAATTTCATTTAGAAAATCAGCGGTATCACCAGTTAACTCAACCATTTTATTAATCCCCATATAATACCTATAATTATAGCTAAACCTACAGCAGCAATAATGAATAACTCAACCATTGCCCCCATGGCTCCAGCAGAGTTACCTAATAAAAATGGTATTAATGGTAATAGATATTTTGTCATAGTCTTACTCCATATAATTTAGCCATCCGGTTATAATAAGTTTCGTGTATAAACGATTCATCAGGAAAGTGGTGAAGTTTTAGTACGTTCTGCAATTTGTTCTTCATATGTTTTACCACCAAACGGATGCTGTGTACCAAATCGATTAGTCATTTCATCTTCCACTTCTTTCATACCATAAGCATTGGTTGGTATAACAACAGCCTCTGGAAATACATTCTGTTGTATTGCACGTTCTATTCCTGCTAATGTTGCACCAGCTGATGATGGACAATGACCACATGCTCCTTGAAATGAAATAACTACTTCATTACCCTTAACTAAATCCAATTCAATATCACCACCATCACTCACAAGAGCAGGACGAATTG